CCGGTTGTGTTGAGTACGGTAATGACGGTTCCGACGACAGACAGGGTTAGGGCGTATTCCTCGCCAATCACCATCCCTGAAAACGTCAGGACTGCTACCCCTGCTGCTGACAGGGCCGGCGCGCCAGTGGAGACTGGTACAGCACCGAACGGCGTTGCAGCCGCGATAGTCCCTCCAGCGGAGACAAGAGCTCCAGTCTGGAAAAAGCCGCCAGGCGGTACATGCGGGTTGTAGAGAGTCACATCATACTCAACCCACAGCTTGCCTGTGTTGGCAGCAGCGTCATCTGAACACGCAGCGAAAAAGTTTCCCGAATCGTACGTCTTGACGTCTTGGTTTGCTGCCAAGGCCCCGTTGCGAATGTACTTGCGCCGTGTCTCACCGTTGAGCAGGTCAGGCTCACACTCAACTGCGAATGGTATCCACAAGTTGGCTTCGATGACATCGGTGTACGCAGACAAAGCAGTCTCTGAGGCCGGGGAAGGATCAGCGGCATCATAGTCTGGTCCCATGATGAGGTTTCCGGCAATCCCGGTTCCAACAGATGGCACCCACACGAAGCGGAGTCTGTTGAACCTGTAGGTTTCGTACCCCGCAGCCTCGTTAGACAGCCACGGGAACGAGAGGGCCATGCCTGGGTTCAAGGCGATGGACTTGAGAATGGTGAATGCACCAGAGCCAGGGGTGACAACCTTTGCAACCTTCTCACGGTGGATGATGCGCTGCTCATTGGCCGAACGAGTGAACATCGGTTGAGCCTTGCGCATCACGGTGCCTTGCGCCACCGGAGCGAAAAACGACCCCATTCCGCCCATTGCGACGTCAGCTGGCGCCCCGCGCTGGGTCTGGGCCCTGCCGCGCTTGGCGTTACGCTGTCTGGTTCGTCGTTTCTTTTGCGGAGCTTGAGAAGTGGTGCAGGAGCATTGCCAGCAGCCCTAGCACGCTTGCGGCTAGCGCGAGAGCGTGGAGGGGCATTGTTGTTGTTATTGGCGCTCATCGTTTCAAATAAGCTAGTGTCCAATTTCAGACACTCGGTGCGACCGAACCAACACACTTTTCCGTCTCGGTGAGTCCGAGGGATGTTTAGGCTGTCCTCTGCCAAATGACTGGTTAGGTGGGCGTGGCGATTTGTGGTCGCTAGGGGCACGACCCCCTTGCTCTCCCTGCCTATCTTCAGTCACCTTTGTTTACCCGGTTGGTCCGGGAGATGTTGAGGCTATCCACTGCCGTAGCCCGGGGTTATCTCAGAGAGTGATGCCCGCAGTCTTCGCTGCTCGCGCGCGGGAGGCCTCCCACTTCGCGCGGCGCTGTGCGTACTCATCATCCAGCTCATCTGGCTTACGCCCGGGGGGGGTCCACTGGCAAGGGCAGGGGAATGGCGCACCGGTCTTCTTATTCAGAACAACTGGATGCTCACACGCGTCAGCTTCCCCTTTCCCTTTCTCAATAGACTGTGCAGCCTTAGCCGCTGCCTTAGCGACAGCTTTGCTTTCATGCACCTGGACATGTGTACTACGCCCAAGCTTGAAGATGTCCCCCTCAGTCAGCTCGACTCCAGCTGGCAGGGTAACTTCCCCATTCATGATGACCACCGTCTTAGGCAACACGACTTCAGCCTCACCAAACCCAGGACAATGTAACAACTGGGTAACGGAATCGGTGCGGGAGAGCCAAGCCACCAGACCGGCACGGTCAAGGCTGAGCTTGAGGCAGGCCTGGTCAATGACGAAGTCCATCCATGGAGCACGGACATTGACGACAAAACCAGATCCCACCTCAGCTGTTGGACGACTCCAGCGACCCGTGCGCTCGGCTGCATCAAGCAAGTCACTGACGACAGGAGTGTTCATGTCAGTGCACGCGAGACTGGTCAGCTTCTCAAAGAGCTTAAGCGCAGCCTTGGAAGGGTGCGCTGCTTGCGGGTCAACGGTGAGGTGCAACTTCACAATCATGCGACCGAAATCGATCATGGTGTTAGTGTCGCCAGTGAACACCTCGGGGCTGTAGTACCTACCTAAGAAGTTCACACCCATTTCTCCTCGGGGAACGAAAACACATTCCATGCTCATTCCGAAGTCACGGGCCACCTGCTGAAAAAGTTCAGCATCTAGGTCTGCTGTGAAACCATCATCCCCACCATAAAGACCGAGCCCAACCCACGCTTCACTGGGAGTGTACCCTTGCAAGCGTAACGCAGCGTATGAAAAGAATGCACTGCGGGCCGAGTTCAAGGCCGCAGTGTCTGGAAAACCCGACAACTGGGTGTTGTCTGTCCAATATTCAAATCCGCCAGGGGTTTGGGCAATGTATCCGAAAGTCTTACGGCGCACTTTGAACAGCGCCGCATGGTGACGTTTGGCGTATGCACGGGCGAGCAGCATCTGATCGAACTCGCGTAAGGCCCGCTTGACATTACCATCAAAGCGGTTCGCGTCGGTATCTAAGATGCCTACTTTAGCGCTGACAGCGACAGCCGCCACGGCCTCGTTGATCTGCGCAGGTTTCATGCCGAATGCATACCAGGGACAACTTCTGCCACCACTCATGCCAGGAAGGCCGCAGTCAGTGAACTGCGCAAAGTGCTCAGCAAGCGGATACATGTACTGGCTCCACTCGAGCATAATGATGGGGGGTGCAGGACTGATGATCCTCGTATCGGTTGGCTTCCCGTAGGTCTCACGCTTGTTGAAGACTTGGAGCTTAAACGGGTCAGGTTGGCCACTAAGGGCAGTCGCATTACGTTTCTGCTGACTAGGCGCAGGTTGGCGCCTTTGAACCTCTTCGATAGTGCAGGGCTCGAGCACACCCGCGTCCGGAAACACGTGCTTGCAAAACTCGAGCGCGAGGGATAGGTACTTAATAGGCATCTCATCCACCCTGTTGCCGGTGAACTTCATGACGCGACCCTCTGCTGCTTGGATCTGGGCTGGTAAACCGCCAAGTGGGACATAAGCTCCTCCCACTACAAATGGTTGCATAAAGGGGACAGCCAAGGGCGCCTCGGACGCGCCATCAAGGTTGAATGTATACCTCCTTTCGCCTACCACGGCAGTTCCAATGGACAAAATTGGCAGTGGTCCAGGATTGGCTTTAAAGAACTCAGCCAGCAACCCTGCCTTTCCACGCAATTGCACAATGCGCTTCTCCAGTTCCAATGCGACCGTGGCGTGAGCTTGGCCGTAGGAACTCGCACAAGACAGATAATGGCAGCGGGCAGCTTCAAAATCAGTCTCGGGGAGTGTGAGAGCGTAGGGGCTATTAACGCGCCCAATGGACACCACTGTGCCTTCCGAGGTCATTGCGCGCAAACAAACGAATCCTTCACAGACGTTCGGTATAATGCGCTTCAAAGTAGCCCCTCGAACAAGGCCCAAGGCCCTCGCGCAACGTGCAACCCAGGCACTGAAGCCGGTATAATGCGCGAGTGGCGTGTACAAAACGACGGCCCTGTCGTCGAACACGTGTTTGACGTCTTGCTGGTACACGGTGAATGACCCCAGCAAACCAAATAGGTAACCATGGTCGACGACAAAGACATCGTCGGACGTGTGGTTCCACAGGTAGTGCTTATATCGAGCTCCACCTGAGACATTCATGTGATACACACCGTTCTTGTCGAACGAGGCTGAAACCTCGTTATCACTACGGCCCACCTGTGAAGGCAGAATGGTGTACATGAGTATGGGCTTTCCATCAGAGTAAACAAACGGATCAGAGGGATAGTAGTCCACGTCAACCATGACATGCAAACCAGCTTGGATGCTGGAGAGCAGGGGAGGGACAACAACATCCTTGAAGTCGTAGTACTCACGAGTGCCGGCATACCCGTGTTCCAAGTCACGCTTGGAGCACTGGTAGAACTGAGGTTCCAACGAGTCAGAGGCGGCAAGGCGAACAGCAAATGCGCTCGCGAGGGAACGGTACTTCGCATGGACAGGGTGCGTATGAGTGGTGTCAGGGAACCTTTCCTGTTGACCTTCCACATCCGCCTGGATCTGCATGTCTTTGAACTTATAGCGCAGGGCCTCATAGACCGGTTTCCTGTGCAAGAACTTGGACAATGCATATCTCCCATACCAATAGA